GGGCCGGGCTCCAGAGAGTGCTGGATGCGGACCAAGTCAAGCAGTTCGCCGCCGACCGGCTCGCCGCCACGCTGTACAAGACCCGGCCTGACGTGATGCTGGCCGTGTCGGCGTTCTTCACCGACCCACGGCTACTCGACCAGGCCCGCAACTACGGCACCCGCATCGTCTTACTGCACACCGAATCACCCTACGAAGACGAACGGCAGCTCAGTATTGCCGCCCACGCGGACCTGAACCTGCTCAATGACCCGACCAACATCGAACGGTTCGAGGCGGTCGCCCAAACCGTGTGGGCACCCCACGCCTACCGTCCGAGCCTCCACTATCCCGGGCCGGCAGATCCGGATCTGGTCTGCGACTTCTCGTTCGTCGGCACCGGCTTCCCATCCCGGATGGAGTTCTTCGAGGCAATGGACCTCGGAGATCTCAACGTGAAACTTGGCGGGAACTGGCAGCAGCTCACCGAGGACTCGCCGATCCGGCGGCACGTCATCCACCGGATCGACTACTGCATGGACAACACCGAGACCGTCGACCTGTACCGCTCAAGCAAGATCGGTCTGAACCTGTATCGCCGCGAGGCCGACGCCGACCATCTGATCTGGGGCGTTTCGATGGGCCCGCGCGAAGTGGAGATGGCCGCTACTGGGCTGTTCTTCCTGCGCGACCCGCGACCGGAAAGCGACGAAGTGCTGCACATGCTGCCGACGTTCGTCGGCGCCGAGGATGCATCAGAGAAGCTGCACTGGTGGCTGCGTCACGACGGCCTTCGAGAAGAAGCGGCACGGCAAGCCCGCGCGGCGATAGCCGACCGGACATTCACTGCACACGCCAAGAAACTGCTGCGGTTGTTTGACCGTCAGCCCGTCACTATTTAGGAGAATCACATGGCCAGGCGGCACGGAAGAAATGGTGCGGTCTACGCGAACCTGACAAGCGGCGGCACGGCGGAGCCCATCGCATTCGTCAGGTCGAACTCGCTGAACGCCGCAACGGACAAGACCGACGTCACCGCGTTCGGCGACACCGCCAAGGTGTATGTCGCCGGATTGCCAGACTCGAGTGGATCGTTCGACTTTTGGTATGACGACGCGACCGTGCAGACCTACACGGCCGCCGTCGACGGCGTGGCACGGAAGGTCTACTTCTACCCGGACCGGGTGAGCAGCCCGGGCCAGTACTGGTTCGGCACCGCGTTCCTCGACTTCTCTCTCTCGCAGAGTGTGGACGGCCCGGTTCAGGGGTCTTGCTCCTGGAATGCGGCCACGCCGTTCGCAAAGGTCGGCTAGTTGATCCGCATCGATGGCACCGAGATCAAGGCGTTCGCCGACCAGTTGCAGCGCGTGCCGCGGGATCTGCGGCCAGCGCTGCGGCGGGAGATCCGCAAGTCCGGCGACTCGCTAGTTCGGGACATCCGGTCGAACGCTTCGTGGTCGTCCCGCATCCCGGCGGCCACGAAGCTGCGAGTCGGATTCGGCGCACGCAGCGCCGGGGTGACGATCCGTGTCGATGCTGGGACGGCCCCGCATGCGAGGCCGTTGGAGTTCGGGAATCGGGGTGCGTTCAACCGCCACCCGGTGTTCGACGGACCGGCGTGGGTGGATCAGCCGACCAGGCCGTTCTTCATGCGCGCCGTGCGGGCCAAGGAACGGCAGGTTGTCGCGGCGGTGCAGTCGGCGATCGAGCGAGTGTTCGCGCGATTTTAGAACACAGCTTCGCTACGTAGCCACTGGCGAGTGGCGTCTAAGCAGATGATCAGCAGCACGCCGATCAGGATGTCGATAACCATTTCTATCCCCCTTCAGCGTCTTCATCATGCGCCACGTTTACCTACCTGGCAAGGGTCGTTCGGCCCATTCTTCGAGCCCTCCGGCTGGCTGCCTGGGATGCCAGCCAGTCGGAGGCCGGCATCCCACCGCATCCGAGGAGCATCCGTGACCAGTCTTCGCGAACAATTCGCACGCAAGCGCGCACACTCAATCTCTCTGACCTTTCCTCTGGGCGAGGCTGGCGAGCGTGCCAAGACCGTGCTGGAGGACGCTGAGCGCACACTGCAACTGGGGCAGATCACCGCCAAGGGCAACCCGGCAGCCACTAAACCGTTTGAAGCAAAAGTCAAGCGGGCTAGGGCGATTTACGCCAAGAACTCAGTCACGATCACATTCCGCGGGCTGACAGAAGAGGAACGCGACGCGCTGATCGCTGCGCACCCGCCAACGGCTGATCAGGAGACCAAGGAAAAGAAAGAAGACATTCCCGCAGAGCAGCGGTCGCTCGTGAATCGGGCAACGTTCACGCCTGCTGCGCTGGCCATCTGCACACTCGACTCTGATATGACCGAGCGCAACTGGGCCGAAGAACTTGCATCTGACCGCTGGACGGCCGGGGAGAAAAAGGCGCTGTTCGACGCGGTTGTGACCGCCACCAACGCGCAGCCGGCACCGGGCCTGGGAAAAGACTAAGGCGCGACCCGCTGTTCGCCGCCCGCATGGCTTACTGCGGACCCAAAGGCATCCCACTGTCGCGATTCCTCACATGGCCGGTGGACGATCAGCAGGCTGCGCTCGTCTGGCAGGCCGAAGAATCGCTGAAGTGCCCGAACTGCGGCACCGCCGATTGGCAATGGGAGCAGGACCCGGACTTCGCCGAACCTGAGACGCGGATCTGTATCGGCTGCCAGATGCTCGACATCGAACGCGAGAACAACGATAAGGGCAAGCGGGCGCCTGGTCTGCAAATCCGGCTGAAACGGACGGGAGGTCAGGATGGCGAGGACTGACCTCAAGGTCACCATTGATGCTGACGCCGCGAAACTTGAGCGTGAGATGCGCCGGGCGGCGGCGTCAATGGACCAACTGAACCGGGAGATCGCCAAGGGCAACCGGGCGGCGGACAAGTTCGCCGCCGAGCTGAATCAGCGGACCGCGCAGGCGTTGCAGAACGTTGGCCGCGGAATGGTGATATTCGGTGCCGCCGTGGTGGCCGGGCTCGGGGTCGCGGCGAAGGCCGCGATCGACTGGGAATCGGCGTGGGCTGGGGTTCGTAAGACGGTTGAAGGTTCACCGGAGCAACTGGCGGAGGTCGAGCAGGGCTTGCGCGATCTAGCGACAACGCTGCCCGCCACGCACGGCGAGATTGCCGCCGTAGCCGAGGCAGCTGGGCAGTTGGGTGTCGCAACCCCCGACATCGTTCGTTTCACCGAGACCATGGTTAACCTTGGTGAGACCACGAACCTGACTGCCGATGAGGCAGCTACCGCTATCGCGCAGCTCATGAACGTGATGCAGACGGCGCCGCAGGATGTGGGCCGGTTGGGCGCGGCCTTGGTTGAACTCGGCAACAACGGCGCTTCCACTGAGCGCGACATCATCGAAATGGCGCAGCGGATCGCCGGTGCCGGCGCGATCATCGGATTGTCCGAAGCTGACGTGCTGGCGCTGTCGAATGCGCTCGCTTCGGTGGGTATCGAGGCTGAGGCCGGCGGTTCGGCCATCTCGACCGCCATGATCAAGATGGCGAGTGCGGTCGCCGAAGGCGGAGAATCGGTGCAGAGCTTCGCCCGCGTCGCGGGCATGTCTGCGCAAGAGTTCACCCAAGCATTCGAGGAAGACCCCGCAAGGGCGATCCAGGCGTTCGTGCAAGGACTGGGGCAGATTGACGCCGCCGGTGGCAACGTGTTCGCCACTCTGGACGAGCTTGGGCTGGGCAGCATCCGTACCCGCGACTCGCTGCTGCGCCTGGCCGGTGCCGGCGACCTGCTGGGCAAGTCGCTGGACGACGGTGCACGGGCGTGGGAAGAGAACACCGCGCTCATCGAAGAGGCCGAAAAGCGGTACGACACCGCCGAGGCGAAGATCCAGATAGCTCGGAACACCCTCGTCGATCTAGCCATTGACGTCGGCGGCGTGTTGTTGCCAGCGATCGCCGGCCTCGCCGAAGGCGTCGCCGACGTGGCGCGATTTTTCGGCGATCTACCCGGACCAGTTAAGACCATCGCGACCATCCTGGTCGGCCTGGTCGGCACCGTGGCGCTGCTCGGCGGTGGATTTCTACTGCTCGCCCCGCGATTGGCTGCGGCCCGGTCCGAAATGCAGCTACTCGCCGCAACGACACCCAGGGTGCACACTGCGTTGACCGGGCTAGCCAAGGCTGGCGGGGTGGTGACCGGCCTGCTCGCGGTGGCGACTGCAATCCAGGCCATCCAGGAGGCCACCCGTGACGCACCGGCGGGGATCGGTGAAACCACCAGGGCTCTGCTGCACCTGGCCGACGGTGTCGAAACTGAACTGATCACCAAACTGCAAGCCAGCGTGGAGGAGATCCGGCATCAGCGCGAGCGGCTGCAAGAGGCCAAGTCCAGCTGGGTCGAGTACAAGGACTCGTTTGCCGGCACCGAACTTGACGACATGGTCAACAACACTCGCGAGCTTGCGGACCAGTTCGGTGCTATCGACACCGCACTGGCGCAACTGGTGTCCGGCGGTAACGCCGACGAGGCTCAGGACATCGTCACCGCATTGGCCGAGCAGTTCGGGTTGAGCCGTGGCGAGATGGAGCAACTTCTGTCGGTGTTGCCGGAATACCGCGATGCGTTGGATCAGGCGGCCGCGGAGCAGGAGTTGGTCGCCGATTCCGCTGGTGGTCTGGCCGGTGAGATGGAGCGCGAGGCAGCGGCGATCCAAGCCGCTCAGGAACAACTGGACGCCTACCTGGAAAGTCTGCGCGCGGCGACGGACCCGGTGTTCGCGGTGGTGTCCGCACTGGAGGCCGTGCAGACGGCGCAGTCGGAGTACAACGAGGCAGTCAAGGAGCACGGCACCAAGTCCGAGGAAGCGAAGGCTGCATCGATTGGTCTGGCTGAGGCGATCGCCGGCATGGAAGCGGCGGTGCTCGACGGCGACCTGTCGTGGAAGGACTTCAGTGCCACGCTGGATCGTTGGGTGGCAGAGGGTGTGCTGACCGCCGAGCAGGCCGAGGTGATCCGCGGCTCGGTAGACGAGGCCCGCGGCGCCGCTGAGGACTATGCCGGGGACTACCAAGCACAGTTGAAACTGGCCCGGGACAAGGCTGCCGAGCGGGCCGCCCAGCGTGATCTGGACCGTATCGCCGCGGCGCGGCGGGCCAAGCTGATCGCGAATCTGACCGGTCAGGCGGGTACGGAAGCGGCGCTGAACCGACTGGCTCGCGACCGCAGTTCCACCATCCGCGTCAACTACGCCGTCTCTGGTGGCATCCCGGTCGGGGTGCAGCGTGGCCACTCGGGCGGATTGGTCACCGGGGCTGGCATCATCCCACGCTTTCATAGTGGCGCATCGCTCACAGGGCTGGGCCGCGACGAGATCCCGGCCATCTTGCAGACCGGGGAGCGGGTGCTGTCCCGTTCGCAGAACGCCGTGTTCACCGAACTGTCGGGCCTGTTGGCCCGCTGGCAAGGCGGGACGCCAATCGGGGCAGGACCAGTTGCAGGCATGGATTCCCGTCAGTTCGCCCGCGACCTGGTCGGCGAGATGCGCCGGGCCGGGATCGTCATGCCGCGGGTTGACGCGGCCAGGCAGGCAAACCTGTATGGGAGGGCCGGCTAGATGGCGTCGAGTCTGAAGTTCGTCGACTCGGTAGCCTCGAGCCCTACCACGCGGCTGGATCTGAACGACCGGACGACGTGGCGGCTGCACACTCAGGGCACCAGGTTCCCGCCGCCGCCGCTGGATAAGGCTATCGCCTCGACGTTGCTGCAGGACGGCGCGGTGATCCCGGCGTCGGCGTACGGGTTGCGAACCATCCAGCTGGAACTGTCGGTGAACGCGGCCAGCGCAGACGCCACGGCGACTCA